CTTTTACTTTTTTTGTGTAATCTGTTCTTACCTTGTCAGATTGTGACTGTACTAATTTCATAGCGTCTTCATAACTCATCATTTTTTGAGTCTCTGAGTCTTTTGATTCTGGTATTGATTCTGGTATTGTTACTGTTTCTGATATTGTTTCTGTTTCTGATATTGTTTCTTTTGTTTCTGGTATTGTTACTGTTTCAGGTATTGTTACTATTTCGTTTGGCATTTTGTAACCTCCTTGAGTTCGTCCTTTTAAAAGTTCGCCCTCCTATTTATTTTATAATTATTTCTTTTTCTCATTTACAATTCTGGGTTTGTTTTATGATCTTACTGGCAAATTATGATTTTCTTTCCAATCTGTATAATTCGTGTAAGGCACTATTCCTTCCCCTCTTATCCTTCGAAAACTTGGTTTGTATCCTGTTACTAATTTTATACTCACGCACCTGCAGTTTATAACATTACTTGCAGAACCTGAAGGATCTCCTGGATACATTAAATTTTCACCTTGAACAATAAACGGCTTATCTAAATCTACTATTTGTCCGTCTGCTTCCCCGTGAGTTTCTCGTGTTGAATCGTCAATAGATGCTCTCCATTGTTTTTGCATAATTACGCCTTTATTTGCTACAAAGTTTGCAGAGTCTTCGGCTGCTTTTTGATTTACTCTGTGATTTTCAGTTTTTACAATTCTAAGGCTATTTTGATAACCAATGTTGAACTTATCATTTACGATATCGGCAATATCTTTATATGATTTTCCTTGTATGATTCCTTGCGCCAATAAACTGTTTAGATCCATTGCTGTCTTTGCTAAATTAGTTGTGTTTCGTTGTACAAAACCAACTTTTGATAGTGGGTTTATAATAGCCTCTTTTGCCTCATATTTCGGTATCAATGAAAAAGACATATCAGCCTCAATATCTTTTTCAAGTAAAAAACTTGTTGTGTTGTATCCTTCCTGATATTGCTCTATTACAGAATTGTTAATAATTAACCCTGTTTCTTTTGCAAGGGTTTTTATTTCTATAATTACTTTGTTTTGTAACTCTACTAATCTATTATACCTCATAATCTCCACACCTGTCAACGTTCCATTTTCTGATAATAGCGCTATATCTGCTTTTATTTTAGCATTACTTTTTACATATGCCTTTAAAAGTTCTTTTTCTTTTGATTTTTCTAGTGCTAAAAGATATTTTTCCTGCTTTTTTAAATTTTTTTCTGTAGCCAAAAAACCCACCTCATTTGTAAAAAAATCGTGCTCCTGAGCGACGATTTAAGCGCTCTATAAAAACTTACCCTTGTGATATGTCCTCTTCATCGTCTATATCGTCTGTATCAACTTCTGTACTCGCAACGCTAACAAAATCAACGCTCCCTGTCATATCTTCTTCCATGCGTTGTTTCTCCTTGTCTACATCTGTAACAAAAGTTAATTGACCTAATCTTGTTGTCTCTGAAACATAACCTTTTAATTTATTCGTAGCTTCTGCCTCATCCAAAATATCTATAGGTACGTTTCTTGTGAAAATAAAGTCAATATCTAAATAATTTATATTGCCTGTAATATTCATAAAACTTGTTAGAACTTTAAACATGTCTCTTAAACCTTTTGAAAATTTTCTTTCTGATTTTTTAACTTTATTTTCCAGAGGCAGCAATTTATATCTAAGTGCAATACCCGAGCTTGTAGCAAATTTATTATCGGTAAAATTAGCACTATTTGCAAATCTCAATATATTTTTTTCTGTTCTGTCAAACTTATGTTCTAATATAGAATCATTTAAATCTTTTGTTATAAACTCTGCTTTTGAGTCTATCGGCATTGTAACTGCTCCTGTTTGTCGTATCTTGTCCAAATCACCGCTTTCAAACTCTACACCATAAAAAGCTAAATATGCTAACCTCATCTGTTCGATCTCTGAGTCTACATCAGAAAAAGCTCTATCATAACTATCAATTAACTCTAAAACTTTGTCACAATCACCTTGCTCTTCTTTATTGTTTTGGAATTTTATCATAGGATTGTACTGGAAAAGATGCTCAAATATATAGTTTCCGTTTTCGTCTGTATTCGGTGATGCTGTATCACCTTCAATTATCCAATGCTCTCTGTTTTTTTCAGAGTATATATCAACTGCTGTAATATCTTCTGTAAGCTTATAATATCTGATAGAATATATAACAGTACCTTGCACATCATATATTTCTATTACCTCCCACGGGTCAATAAGATTTATTTTTACAAATCCTTCACTGTCTACATAACAAAGCCTGTAACACTTACCGCAAATTGTGGACATTTGAACCGTGTCTGCGTCTAAATCGTCAATATTGTTTCTCGTCAATATTTCTTGAAATTCCCCGCTGTCTTCTTCTGTCTGATAAGTGATTGGCACCCCTACCATGTAACCTACTTTTGTATCTACTATTTCTGAGAAAAAGTCATTATTAACTTGACTGTTAATCTTATCGTTTGAAATAGTCCTTGAAAAAATCGGGACACCATCTTTCTCTGCTTTGTATCTTTTGTACTTTCTTTGTAACAAGTTTGAGTTTTGACTATCGTCTAGTATTATTTCTAATAACGCTTTACCAGTGATACCGTTTTTCACTGCTGCATATCTGCTATAATTTGTCACTGTCACACCTCCTTTTAATATATGCTTTGCATAGCTTTTAACCTCTTAGTTTTTCCTAGCACCATTTCAGCAACACCTGTTAAAGCGTCCTCTGCATCGTCGTGTTGGTTTTTCCCTTCTTTGGTGTAATGTGTTAGATGTAAATAAAGATCTTCCCACAACATGTGCCAATTTTCAGGGAAAAATATATTTTCTTGTATCCAAGCTGACTGACTTAATATTCTAGCTACTTTGTTTTCTGTCTGATGGAAACCTGTAACCTTTAGCTTGTGATATTTTAATACTTGTTTTAATTTCTCTTCTGCGTGTACTGAAAAATGTCGACCTCCGTTATTATATTCTACTTTAGCTAGATTTACACTATTGTTTTTGTGTATCTCAGCCCACAGTATAACTGTCTCATCCATCGATTTCTGAGTATATAAAACATCTTTAATATACACTTTGTTTTCCCATTCGAAAAAAACAAAAGTGGCTAAAAAATCTGACCCACTGTCTGCGGTATCTGTATAACTTTTTATAGGTACACCAAGTTTTACAAGCTCTTCTAGTTTTTCTTTATTGTATGTCTTAAACCCTTTGTTGTATAAAAGCCCTTCTAAAGGTTTTGGGTCTTGTTGGTATAAACTAGCAAATATTACAGGATTCTTTTTCTTTATCCTCAATATTTTTTCTTTTGAATGTCGTTCTTCCCATAACGCCTCACCAATTTTTCTTGGGTCTTCGTGATTGTCATCATCAACTTTTAGTGCAGGAAACTTTATAATTTCCCATGTGTTGTTGTCCTCATTGTCTAGAATATATCCTGCCAAATCTTCGTCGTGCCATCTTGTAAATATTATAAGTATTTGTGATTCATTGTGTAATCTTGTTTCTGCAACTGCATCAAACCAATTTGTCACGTTTTTCCTCTGTAGCGGTGACCAAGCTTCCTTATGATCCTTGTATACATCATCTATAATTAGCATATCAACTGTTTTTGACGTCAAACCTCCTCCAACACCCACAGATACTAAACTACCTTCGTGATCTACTACTTGAAATTCGTCTGAGTTACGCAACCAATTGGTTGAGTTTTTCTCTGTATTTCCACTGAGTCTAGTATTTGGGTACACGTCTAAGTACTCCTCACTGTCCATTATCTTTTGAATATCACGGTTAAAACTCGCTGCAACTGTATGATTATAAGCACATATAGCCACTTTTTTATCTGGATAATCTCCTAAAATTTTTGCCACTGTTCTTCTTGTTCCTAGTTCTGTTTTCCCATGCTGTGGTGGCATATATATCATTAATTTTTTTATTTTACCTGTTATAAAATCATCTAATTTTCTAGCTGTGTATTTATGATGCCAGTTAGCTTTATAGTTTTTCTTGGTATATTCTGTAAACGCTAGAAGTGATTTTTTACATCCTCTGACTTTAAGTTCTTTCAGAATATTTTCTTGTTGCTGTATCTTTTGTATTTTTTCTATTAACTCGAGTCGTCTGGTTTGATCTATCAACGTTATCCCCTACACTTTTATACTATATTTTATAGCCAACTTTTCTAGGTCTGCGTCCGATAATTTCTGTAAGCTGTCAACCTCCATTTTCCCTTGTATTTTTACTTTGTTTACGTCTCGCCACTTATCTTTTACCCTATTCTTTAACCAAAATATTTGGGCTGTTGTGTCTGGAGGTATCTCCTTCAAAGTTTCTTTAATAGTTAGCCCGCCGTCTGGATCTGTGATCTTTTGCACTTCTTTAATCTTATAACCAAGGGCTTTTTTAAGCAGTGCATTTTCTACCATATAATCTATTTCCATTTTACCATTTTTTAAAGCTTCTCTTAGTTCCTCATATTTATTTTTATACCTTGCAAAAGTTGAAATTCCTACGCCTAATCTTTTGCATATTGTAGCTTCTAGCTCTCCGTCTTTACACCAATTTTGTATTAGCTTTAATTTCGGTTGTACTCTTAGTTCGTAATAGTGCTTTTTAATGTTTAATTTTTCTGGTGCTTTACTTTTCATTGTTATTACCCCCTTTTATAATTTCTACAAAATTTTCAAGCATTACTACCCTTGCAGCTGCTACCAGTTTTTTCCATTTAGTTTGTTTTTTTAAATCTTCCTGATAATTTCTGGTTTTTAAATCAGTACTTTCAATTATAAAATCCTGATAATCTGTTAACTCTGATTTTTTTAAAGTGTTTATACAGTTTTTATCGAATAATACAACAGCATCATTTGATAAACTCTCATAAAACCTATTAGCTAAATTATTAAAGTTTGTGTGTATATGTATGTCTTCAATATACAAACTATACCGAAAAAGTCCTAATGTGTCTTCTTTACCCCACGTAAACTTATTAGCAAACTTGCAAGATACATCTAAAGTTCTAAACTTTTTTATATTTTTCTTACTTGTTGAAACTATAATATTCTCATCAAAGTATTTTTTAAAATACTTTGCTCTGTCTTTTCTAAAAGTACCGTAATAAACGAAACTATACTTTTTATCTTGTTTTGGCTTTTCATCATAAAAAAGCAAATTGATATTTAAAAAATTAAACTTCCTGAAACACTTTAAACTTTTAGAACTCTTTTCATAGTTTGCAATGATTTCGGCGTTCCTCTCTCTAAAAATTTTACCCAAACTACCATTAGGTGTCAAATTATATTCATTAGTTAACCAAAATAGTTTAGCTTTTTTATTATTATTTATAACTTTCAGCATGTCTTTTACATTAGCGTAATAACTAGCATACGAAACTATAACCACATCGTATTCATTATGCATATAATTTAAATGGGTATCACTGTATGATATATCACAAAAAAAGCCTTTTTTTATGAGCTCTTTTCTTAATTCTATACAGTTTCTTACATGAGCATCAATTGTTTTTTCTGGTTTATCTTTGATTTCCATAAACAAAATTTTCATAACACTAAATCAGCATATTTTACTTTTAAAACTTGCTTTGTTTCGTCCACATCGGTATTTAGTTTTGTTTGCAAATCTCGTAACTCCGTTATATCTGCGCATTTTATTATAAAATTATAGCCCATATTAATATCTTCTTCTTCTATCAACTCAATATCAGTATCGGAACTGTCAATATTATTTTCTATAATATTGGGTAATACGCTTGAATCCGTACTATCAAAACCTAAACCACCCAAATCAACAACTTTTGATATGTCTTCTAGTTCTATTTTTAGGGCTTCTTCGTCCCAATCAGCCAAGGCACTTAATTTATTATCTGCTATTCTATAAGATCTTATTTGTAGCTCTGTTAAATCATCTGCTACAATACATGGTAATTGTTCCATCCCTATTAATTTCGCGGCTTCAACCCTGCCATGACCTGCTACTATTACATCATATCTATCAATGACTATAGGTTGTTTAAATCCATACTCTTTAATACTTTCACCTATCAATTTAATTTGTCTCTCAGAATGTATTTTATTGTTGTTTCCGTACCCTTGTAAGTCCTCCACCTGTTTATATATAATTTTCAATTGTTACCCCCTTTCTGTAAATATATAACGTTACTATAAGTATACAACATAAAACAATTATTGTAAATAAAAAGAGAACCCATCAAGGCTCTCTAATATTATCATTTGTCCGTGGTAACATCTAATATCTTAAAAATCTGACTGTAAAACTTGTCAACGCTCCTACATAATTTCAAAGCTTTATCTTTATACACACTGTTCAAATTACAACTGCTGACTGTTACTTTTTCTATTGTTTTAGCTTGCACAAGTTGTATTTTTAAAAATGTATCCTCCATAGAAACCCCCGTTTTTATCCTGAATTTTTCGGTATTATTTATAAACAAATCCCGTGCAATATCTATAGCCAAATCTAATTGTCTTTTAGACACTTTAACGTTTTTTTCCATTGCAGCAACAAGATCGTTACATTTTGTTATGGATCTTGTCAAACTTGCTTTTGTCTCACCTGTAAAATATCTGTCACCGTTTTTCGTTTCTTCAAGATATATTTTCAAAGCTCTTGCGAGTGTTAAAATTGTTGTTTCCGTGTCTGTTGAAACTTCTATAAATTTTACTTTTTTAGTCCTTGCCCCTTTAGCTTTCCTCATTGTCTACCCCTTTCTTTAATATGTTCTTTTTGTATTGTACCACATTTTTAATTCTATATAT